TCTCCTTGTCCAAAAAACTTTTGTAGAATGCACGCTCGTCTGGGATAAGCACCCCTTGCTCACGAAGAGCATCCACAGTGTAGCTCGTAATGTTAAAACCTAATCTCCTGCAATAATCACGAACAGCGTCCGTCTTTACACCTACAGTAATTCTCTTCCGAATTTTGAGATGCTTAAGCTGCCGATTATGGCGCAAAACGCGCACATATGCATCTGAGTGAACTTGTCGGTTTCTCCGATCTTCCTCTATAAGTTCTCGTGGTATTTGGGGACGAGCTGAAAATGGAACACTTGGTTGCGACTTTGGGATGGCGTTATGTAAGACCTTCATTAAGTTGCACAATTTCAAGTAATCCCCCTCTGGGATTGACTCGGAATTCTGGTCAATCAAAGACATGACATTGGATAGAGCCTCCATCTTGTTGTGATTTTAAGAAAATCACCTACGACTTAGGTTATTTATGTACCACTTCTCATAAAGATGGGGAAATAATTTTTTTAGGGTTTTAAAATACTGATCAAGGTATTTCTTTAAACATCTAAATGAACAATCTCATATATGATAAGCTTAAAAATTAACTCTCATACTTAGATATGGTATACAATTTTATAGAGGTATGCGCCGGAGCGGGTGGTATGTCTCAAGGCTTCATGAATGCTGGTATGAAACCCCTGTTATTATTAGATAATGACAAAGATTCATGTCGTACATTGAAAGTAAATCACCCAGATGTTAACGTTCAATGTATTGGTATGGAAACAATTGATGTATCTGAATATACGGATAAAGTGGATGTGTTATGTGGGGGAATTCCATGTCAGTCATGGTCTCAAGCTGGTAATAGGGGAGGTACTGAGGACGAACGGGGGCGCCTCATATATACATTTAGAGACCTTGTCAATACCATACAGCCTAAAGTATTTGTAATTGAAAATGTGAAAGGTATGATGACATTAAATGGTGGTCAGGCTTTTCGAGAAATATTGGATGTATTAGAATGTAATGACACATATACAATCAAATACCAGGTCTTGAACGCAAATGATTACGGTGTCGCACAAAAACGTGAACGATTGATTATAATCGGCACCCGAAAAGATCTGAACTTGGAGTATACCTTCCCAACGAAATTGGAATATAAACCTGTGCTACAAGATGTTCTCAAAGACGTACCAGAGAGTGTTGGTGCAGAATATTCCGAAAAGAAGAAAGAAATTTTTAAACTCATTCCCGAAGGTGGTTGCTGGGTAGATTTACCTGAAAATATACAGAAAGAATACATGGGTAAGAGTTTCTATTCGGGTGGAGGAAAACGTGGAATAGCCAAACGTCTTTCAATGTCAAAACCCTCATTAACATTATTGTGTTCTCCACAACAAAAACAAACTGAAAGATGTCACCCAACTGAATTAAGACCACTTAACGTGAGAGAGTATGCTAGAATTCAGAGTTTTCCAGATACTTTTAAATTTAAAGGAACTGTGATTTCTCAATACAAACAGATTGGAAATGCTGTACCAGTTAATTTGGCATATCACGTTGGAAAAAGTGTAATAAATGCACTAAATAACACCTAAGTTAAAGTCGATGTATGAATTTCATTACAAAAATGAGCGATTTTTTACCAAATGAGGACAAGGTAATGGACATCATAAAAGAACGATCTATTCGACCAACTAAAAAGGTCAAAAAGTGTCACGAATGTTATGACCGTGTCATGAAACTTCTTTATAGAGATTATACTGATTATGAGAAATGGCTCACCGACCCAGGACTCCAAAAGCAGATGCAGATGAATATTGGGGATTTTATTCAAGATTTAATTGGAATCCTTCCTGGACACTCTAACTTTCGCAAAGGACACCCAACAGGTCTCGATGGTGAAAATACATTAAATAAGACGCGCATCCTTTACGAAATTAAAGTTTATGACCACACGACAAATAGTTCATCTATGGATGAATGCATCAATAAACTGAAAAGGGCTACTGAAGGTACCAGCACCCAACCACTATTGATACAGTTTTTTAGGACAAAAAATATTACTCCACGAGGGAAGTATTCGAAGTTTCTTATCAGTGGGGATGACTATCTCAACAATTATGTGTCTCCAGATATTGGTGGGATAGATGGACTTATTTCGTATATAGAGAGAATATTATATGTTCGCGAATTTATCGAAGAGATCCTCCAAAGAGTCGTACTCTCAAATTCTTAGTATTAGTGAGATTTTTATTAGTTATTTTTGAAGATTAGCATCAGCCGTGTAGTACGTCTTCCCCTTAGTCACAAAACTATGAACCCTCGCGTACCCCCACGCTTGTGGAGAGGCTCCCGGACGATGCCCGGTTCTCCACGCAGCGAGCCCCCTATTGTACACCGTCCGGAGGGTCTTCAGAGGCACACCCGTCGCCTTGGCAATCTCCGGGAGGGACTTCACATTCTGACCATACATCTTTCTAAACTTTTGGGTGTAGGAGGAAGTCTTGGTCTTCATTCCCACATCTGTTTTGAACTTGGTGTAGTCCCTCTTGAGCATTTTCTTGTAGCGGGTCTCCACCTGACCTAGGGTCGTGAGCCCCCTGAAGTATTTAAGGGGTGCATAGATCCGACCCTCTTTTTTACGCAGCTCCCCAACCTTCTTGGTGATTTGGGAATCCGTGAGGGTCATCTTACTTAGTGCTGAGAATTCTTTTCACGTGTTCAAAAAGTGTTTCACCTTTGTGAGATTCAGGGAATGTTTTGAAGTATAATTCATTCATGGTTGTACCGTTTTGTTTCACGTGTATCAAGTAAATCAATAAAATGATTGTATTAAAAAGTATATCAGGTGTGTTAAACAGGGGTCTTTCCGTATTCTTTATATAAACGAGATATGTGAAGAAGAATTCGAGACTGAGAATAAATATCTTTTTTGTCCAGTGATACTCTCGACTGAACCTGTATAGAATTAGATAAGAAGCGACAATGACTGCAAATATCATAGGTAACAGAGGTGAGTAATTGATCACGTCAAACCAGTATAATATAGACAGAGCCCACAACCACCAACTGAAAACAAGAGTCTTGTTTTTCATTTACCTTTTACCGAGATATTTTACCGCTGTCTTTATATCGGGAAATAGGCGGTTACCTAATTTCACGCGTCCTGTGCTAGGATTGTAGTACCCGTGATACCCATTGAAGACAGCTTTATGTGAATCATTCATTTAAAAAATACAACATTATTTTAATAAGTCAGGATGAGTCTCTCAATTATTATGGGCAACATGTTTTCGGGGAAAACTTCAGAACTTATTCGGCGACTCAAGAGACTCCGAGTTATTGAAAAGAGAATTGTGGTTGTCAACTCAACTAAAGATATGAGGTCTCCTGATGAAGTACTCAAGACCCATGATAATGTCAAGTTTGATTGCTACAAAGTTTTCAATCTCCATGAACTCTTGGAGAAACCAGAGTTTGAGTATTCTGAGGTTATCGCCATCGATGAAGCACAGTTCTTCCCAAACCTGAAGAACTTTGTAGTGACCTGCCTGGACATGGGTAAGGATGTCATCCTAGCAGGCCTTGATGGCGATGCGTTTCAGAGAAAATGGGGAGAACTCCTCGATTGTATCCCGATCGCCTCTGAAGTCACGAAGTTATCAGCGTTGTGTAAATATTGTAGACACGAGACCCCAGGTCCCTTCACCAAGAGAATCGTGAAAAACCAAGAACTCGAACTCATCGGTGGGAGTGATATGTACGTGGCGGTGTGTCAGAAACATCTATGAACATCTAAGATGAGTACAACTCGTCTCTCATTTCCAACTTTCTCAACCTCGTGATATCGTGAATGATCGAATAAAAAGTCTTCACCGTCACGGTGTTGATGTGGGCCTCTCTCAGTATAAAGTGTGCAATCACCACCACTCTTTATAGTGAGATGATACCGTAACAGTATATTGGTTTCAGCTCTGTGAGGTGGAATGGTCATAGGTCCATCCATAACTGCGAACACAGCCGTCTCTTTATGAATTGAAGGAATTTGGTCTATAAGATTCTTTAGTATTGGAAAGTCCTCAACCTTGTAGAAATAGTAGTCATCATTCTTATCAAACCATGGATCCAGGTCGTGGAAAAGGTGTCGTTTCACCTTTGGTGAAACTTCAAGGAACTCTTTTCGGATCTTGTTATAGTGTGCCTTGATGAGCCACAGACCTGGATAGTCCCTCACCGAATATTCGGATGCGTAAAGAAATATATCCAGGAGAGCATTGCGCATTCCAATCAGGGGTCGTCGAGGATTATTGAAGTACAGTACATCTATAGGTGCCTTCAAATAGTCGTGAAGAATTAGACCTACTGAAGCTAACAGGAGACCCCTCCACATTATTTTCTCAGTAGATAATAAAAATGCCCGGTTACGGCGAACCTTCCATGTATGCTACCCCCGAACCCACGGAGGAGGTCAATACTCTTAATAAGCGCTTCACGATGCCCACGATGCCCGCGGTGACCCTCATCCAGGTTAGTATCGTCGTCATGATCCTCATCTACGCCTATTTCGCCCGCAAGATGAACGGTGCCGTTGTGGGTACCCTCGCCCTCACGGTGGGGCTCCTCCACGTATATGATCACATGTACCGTGTGAAGCGTGGTCCCGAGCACCTTTTCTTCCTCCCCAAAAAGGAAGCCTATGGGTGCCAGGCGTGCAAGTAAATTATGTTAGTAAAATATAAGTATGCGCGTCAGAATTATCAAGAGCCCTAACTCTAAAAAGAAGTTTAGGGTTATTCTAGAAGACGGCAGGACTGTTGACTTTGGTGCCAGTGGGTATTCGGACTACACCAAACACAAGAATCCTTCACGTATGCGTTCCTACGTACTCCGCCATGGTGGTCGAGTACCTGGACGCACCCTAGCAGAGAGAGATCCCAAGAAAATTCAGAGCATGATGCTCAATGTCACATCAAGTGACAAGGAAGATTGGAAGAATAGTGGTATAGACGGAGCTGGTTTCTGGTCTCGTTGGTACCTGTGGGGACACCCAACCTACGAGGGTGCTAAGAATATTATCACTAAGAAGTTTGGAATTACATTCCACACAATATCCTAGTTGGAATTTCAATATCATCGCGTTTTATCCCAGGTTGTATTCTTTCTAGTGCTACAGCGAGAGGTTTTTTCATACCTCCAATGGTTAATATATCCCCAGGTTGGTCATAAGGAGGCGTCGTTCTATACTTTCCAACTTTTTCAGCAGCAGCACAAAAGGTTTCAGCTTCATTAGGATTGGATTCACGAATCTTATCTATTTCTACTTTCTTTTCCTTCTCCGTTTTAAAGGGTTCTATTCTTTTAATGAGATCAAGTAAAAATGACCTCTTACCTATTACGTCGTTCCACCTTGATACTTTCAGGAAGTGTGGTCCAGTCCTAGGAATCAGTCCCGTAAAAAAAGCGGCGACTGACGAAGAAGAGGAAGAACATGAACAACAGCACATCACCACGAGTATGGTCCAACCATCAATTTTCATTATACTTTATGATTATATTTTAATTTCATTTCTTCAAACTTTTTACAAAATCGAGTCATCGTTCTGAGGCGTTCATAGAGTTCCACACCGAGATACTGCTTTATGAATTCTTCACTGATTTCACTGTCAACATAGTTCTTGATAATTTCATATGCACTGTCATCCCATTCTACCAAAACTCTCTTTAACTCTTCAAGCTTCATTATTTATTCAGCCCTCTTTTTTTTAAATGTTTTTCCGTAGTATAAAGATAAAAAGTTTAATTGTTTTAAGATGGGTGAGGTACATGAACTTAAAATATTGATTCATGGAGTTCTACTTCCGAGAATAAGACAACTCGAATGCGATGTTTCATCACTCAGAAAACACACATGGCCATATGTACAGAGTAAACGAGAAAAAAATCAACTCGACGACATCGAGATGAAGAGAGAATTCTTAAAACATCTCGATGAGGACACAATCAAAGAACTTTTACTTGAAAAGGCAAAAATGTCATCTATGTCAGGATTTCACAGGAGAGAATATGAGATGGTCAGACAGCTCTAGAAAAAATCATCTGTGCGATACATCTTTATCGCGAATGAACCAGTCTTACCAGTCACCGTGACTGTTTCATTTCCATAAAGTTCCTGACATCCGATATCCTCCATGCAGTCGCGAGCGTTGTGACTCACTGAAATTGGATACAGGTTTTCACCACCGGTAGTCGTGTAGTAGTGGTAACGATCACGCCTTCCTCGAACTTCCTTACCGTAGAGGGGGAGTGTCTCACCAGAACCCACTAAAAGACCCATCTGTTGCATCTCTCCGGGTTTATACTTCTTGATGGGAGGGCCTCTAAACTCGGGTTCGCGACGAACTTCCTGGGATCGCATTGGTACCATCACAGGAACCTCAACGGGAACCTTAACAACTCGTGGATTTTGTATGAGATACACGATGAATACTACCAATGCAACGAGTACAACTCCCATGAGCTGTGTCTTCGTCTTATTTTTCATATACTATATTTAAGGAAAATCTTTTACATAAAGATATGAAGATTTTGGCGATTGATATCGGATATCACAATATGGGTCTAGTATTGGCTGAGTCTAAAGCAGGTCCGAATATTGAAGTGGAATATGTAAAAAAGGTAAGTCTAGGGGATTATAAATACATACAATCAAATGACTTCGTAGACCTCATCCCTTTATTTGTTGAAGACCATCAATATATTTTTAACGCGGCTGATAAAATCTTGATAGAGAGGCAACCACCTGGAGGATTTCAAAATATCGAAATCCTTCTACATTACATGTTCAAAGATAAGGTTTCTTTAATTTCACCTGTGAGCGTGCACGTACATTTTGGTATGAGACATCTAGAGTATGAGCAGAGAAAGGAGAGAACCGTTTCCATAGCAGAAAAATATATCAAAGGGGAAATCCCATACGAACGTAAACATGATATCGCTGATGCACTATGTATGATCGTGTATTACAATTTTAAAAATACCGTTCATTTTTTTGATAAGTTCAAATTTTCATTAGCTTAAGATTCTTTAAATCGTCAATAAATCCTTTAAAATGTCCTAAACGGTATTGCACGAATGCCCATAGTGCGAAAAATAAGCTCTTTGTCAGTTTATTGACTTCATTGTCTTCCATTTTGTAGATTGGTCCAACGAGGCGTCCCATGAATGTCTCCTCTTTGTGTTTCCCTGTCACGAACATCTCAGCCTGTGTGAGTGCACATGTATCATCGTTGACTGACCAGTGGTAGAAAATGAATGGTATGAGCATCGAATAAAATTCTAAATTTTTCTGATTGTTGGTGAATGGAACAATCAGAATACCTATCAAGAAAATAAGATGAATGAGGAATATTATGTTCATCTATTATAAGATGACCGAAGAAATTAATATGGAAGAAACTTGGAACGAGTATCATGAGAATGTTTTGCGTCAGTGGGGTGAGGCGGCGGCGTGCTATCGGTATATGCATCACAGGTCATTTCTGATGTACAAGCGAATGAGTTTGCGTTTTAATTTACCCGTCATCGTGCTCTCTACTATCACTGGAACTGCAAATTTTGCCCAGTCAACTCTACCTGTGAGTATGCAATCAGCAGCACCCTCTATTATTGGTGGTTTAAATCTCATAGCTGGTCTTATAGCTACCATCATGCAGTTCTTAAAGGTAAATGAACTCATGGAGAATCACCGTACTGCTGCTTTAGGTCATGGAAGTCTGTCTAGAAATATTCGTCTCCAGCTAGCTTTACCCCGGAACGAACGTAAAAAGGAGGGTCTCAAGTTTGTGGAAGAATGTAAGTCCACCTACGATAGTCTATTGGAGCAGTCTCCTCCCATTCCCAAAGCAATTCTCATTAACTTCGAGAAGGAGTATCCCATTGATGGTATTTTCACCAAGCCAGAGATACTCACTGTACGCCCTATACCTCCCTTAAAATTACCAAAGACTATTGAACCCATACGAGCCATCACAAAGGACACAGTGTTTGAAAGAGTGGGTGAATACTTGGCACCTAAGGAAGAGGAAGAGGAGGAGTACGAGGAAGAGGAAGAGGAAGAGGAAGAAGTGACAGACGTCGAGCAAGGTACACCAAAAGAATAAACATGACGAGATTCGTCAAAACTGTGCATACCACGTATGGTATAATTTTTCTTTTTAAAGGTTCTACGATACGTTTATGTAGTGCGTCATTCTCGAGCACCAAATCTATCGCCTGATTAGTAAGATCGTCAATGGATTCTTTCATTAAAGTAATCGAGCAAAAAAAAGATCCAGTTGTGACGACGATTCACACGAAACAGATTGATCTCATTCGTAGGTACATAAGTGAAAGAAAGAATGTATTCATCTGTGGTGCGATAGGTGTTGGAAAATCATATGTTCTCAAAGCTGTCCTCGAAGGTTTGAATCATATTGAGTTACAAGCTGAACACCTTAAGAGTAAGTCTCTCTTTTTACCGTTCATAAAACCATCGACGAAACATGTATTCATAGAAGATTATGAACCCACTTTCAAACCAATCATAGAGTTGGTATCCGATGGTGACAGAATTTCTAGGGGTGTTCTCTTGGTGACAACCACGAATATGTGTATGTATCCAAACTTTGAAACGGTCTTCATCCCAAAACATAAACCTGAGGTACTGATGACTCTCACGGAGGATAGAAGTGATAAAGTTCGTGATGCTGCTATACGATCCCAAGGAAACATTCGAACTTTTTTTACATACATAGATGGATACGATGAGACTGACGATTTTCAAACACCAAAAGAGTTTGTCGCAGATGTACTCTCGGATCCAAGACCCATTGAAATTTATGATAGTATTTCCGAACATGGTCATATATGGGATATATTTCAAGAAAACTACCTAGATTCTAGGGGTGTGGATATCATCATGGCATCCCAGGCGTTTTCAGAAGCCGATATGTATGATACCAAGATGTATTCCCAAGGTGAGTGGAGTCTTATGCCATATTTTGTACTACACGCTCTCACGATACCAAAGACTTCCCTTGGTGAGCCCCTCGACAAAGATAAGATCAGACCCGGGAGTTGTTGGACAAAGTTTGGAAACTATAAGATGCGGAAACAAAAGTTTGAGGAAATTAAGAAAAAGTCAAGGATGGGTCTCGGTATAGAGGAATTGTGCCTATTAAAGAATTATGCAGAAAAAGGAGACCTAAGTAAACTCATCGACTATAAAATCACAGCACAAGATTTCGACGTGATTAATCATCTCGCAGTTGGAAATAGCTTAAAATCAAAAGACGTCACTAGAGTAAAGAAAGCCTTGAAGAATGCCTACTGAAGAGGAGAAAGAAGTTGAGGTTTCTGACGAGTGTGTCAAGGTTGTGGGGAACGAGATTCTATTCTATGGTGACATAGATGCCGACACGGCTCTCGAATTTATCGAGAAATTCAAGAAGCTCGAGATTGAGTTGCTGAAAAAGAAGGCTGAACTCATTGGGTACGAACCACAGATTCGCGTGCACATCATGAGTGGTGGTGGTGATATCTTTTCCGGTCTTAACATGATGAATGTTCTCGAACGTGCTCGGGTGAAGGTTGTTACCATCGCACAGGGAGCCTGTTGCTCAGCAGCCACATTCGTGTTCTTGGGTGGTTCAGAGCGTCGCATGGGTAAGAATGCATACCTTCTGATTCACCAGATTTCTACCGAATTTTGGGGTAATTTCCAAGACCTTCGCAATGAGATGAAGACGAACGGAAAGTTTATGAAGATGCTCGAGAAGATGTACCTCTCAAAGACTAAGATTCCAGAGAATAAGTTTAAGCGTCTCATGAAGAAGGATATTTACTTGAGCCCCAGGAGGTGTGTCAAGTATGAAATCGCTCACGTTGTTGACTGATAGTCGCTGATCTCTTGTACAGTGCTAATAAACACACGACGATTAAAAAAACACAAAATGTATTTAGATTTAGGGAAATTGTTGTGCTTTCCACTGGCCTAAGTCGTTCCATTCGAGCATAATTTACAACTGGTAGTGAAGAAGACATCTATTTAAAGTTGAGAATTTAATTATTCGCAGTATGGAACGCCTTATAAAGAAAGATAAACACGGGAGTGAACGTTTTACGGATATTCGAGTTGAAAACCTAAAAGATGGAACGGCTGATATTGTCAAGAGTACAGGGGTCGTTGGGACTGATAAAGTCTCTGTATCTCGTGTGAATGTCAAGACGGGGTACGAGAAAGCATGTGCTAGAGCCCAAACGATGTGGAATAATGAACGTACCAAATGTACCCAAATCCTACCCATGTTGGCGAACAAGTGGGAAGATCGTGAGAAGTATATCACTGAACCCTTCTATGTACAGCCCAAATTGGATGGTGTGCGCCTCATCGTCTCAAAGGAGGGATGTTTCTCTCGAACTGGGAAAAAGGTTGAGGGTGTGGAACACCTCGCACGGGGTCTTAAGGATGGGGAGTACCTGGACGGTGAATGCTATGCCCCCAATAAGACCTTCGAAGAGATTACCAGTATGTTCAAGATGAACCCCAAGGAATTAGAGTTCCATGTGTTTGACTATTTCGATCTTGGACGCCCAAACCTCACATTCGAGGAACGGAAGGCTAAGATTACGGTCGATACATTCCTCGTGAAAAAAAAGAGTGATCTTCAGGGATATCACGATATGTTTGTGAGTCAGGGTCACGAGGGGATCATGATTCGGGAAGCTTCGAGTACCTATGAAATTGGAAAGAGAAGTAATTACCTCTTGAAGTTTAAAATGTTTCAAACGGATGAGTACCCCATCGTCGATGTCAAAGAAGGGACTGGTCGGGAGAAGGGTACAGCTATTTGGGTGTGTCGCGCGGGTGAACACACATTCTCAGTCAGGCCTGAAGGAACCATCGAAAGTCGTAAGCAGTTACTGAACAACAAGGGTGGGTACATCGGGAAACAACTCACTGTACGGTTTCAGAATCTAACAGCTCTAGGTATACCGAGATTTCCCGTTGGTGTAGCTATTAGAGATTATGAATAATAGTGAACTATAGTAATGAATAGAATCGCGATCGATATCGATGAAGTTCTTGTCCCATTTCTCAACCCCATGGCGAGGTATCATAAACAGAAATCTGGTATTCAGAAAACAGACAAACCCAAATACAGTTATGTCTATCGGGATATTTTTAATGTCACAGAAGAAGAATCTCAAAAAATGGTTCGAGAATTTTACAAGTCTAGTCACTTCAAAGCTCTCAAGCCGATAAGGGGGTCTCAGCGAGCGATGCGTTCAATCCGTCGCAATGCAGAAAAGATGTACATTGTCACGGGTCGCCAAGATGTTGTGAGGGAAGATACAGAGTTGTGGGTTGACTATTTCTTCACAGGAATCTTCGATGATGTTATTCTCACAAATAGTTATACCCCAAATGAAGTCAAGAAAGTTGATATCTGTCGAGCCCTAAACATAGGTTTCATCATCGATGATAATAAGGCTATATGTGACGCATGTATCGAATCTGGTATGACTGCCTTGAACTTCATAGGTACACACGAAGAGGATGTGTACCCATGGTGTGAAGAGAGTGAAATAAGTCTCAAGGGGTGGATGACCTCTAACCCCTAAAGTAATCGTATGCCGTAGCACCGGTCAGAAAGGTACCAGCACCCTTCACTTTTTTTGTTAGAAGGTACATTAGAAATGAAATCATAACGAGTACACACGCAATTGATATGAGACCAACCCCGAACAGTCTTGGAGGACCTTGACTAAAACTATTCTCTGTGGGGTTGTCTGGATTGTAAAAAACTTTAACTGTGCTGCCAATTTTAGGTTCTATGAGATATTCTTTCTTTTTGGATTCCGAATATTCTTTGCCATCAACTTTATATTTAAAATCAATCGTGCAACTGTATTTGGTAATCTTATTGACTATGAGTGGTAAACACTTGGTAGCCGTTATCGTACCATCGACGTGTTTACTGTGCTTCTCTTTTCGTACCATGATAAAACCACCCGACGAACAACACGACACCCCGACAACGATTGCCATTAGGAGTCTAACAAATGCAATAGTCTGACCAATTTTATTTCCTGTCTTGATGACATTACTCATATCTACTGTAGTCATATAAAATTAAGTGGAATGAGAGTTCCACATTTAGATTTCATGAAGATGACCTCATCACACTCTCCGCCTCGCATCGTCATTTTTGCTTCACCACATGTAGTTCCATATCGCTTGAAACGTTCACACGCGAATTGGGTTCGAGTTGTGATGTCCATGTTTTGACTGTAGCCGATGAACGTTCGATCTACCTCACCT